CACCGGCCTCGACGAGTTTCGCCTGCTTCTTTAGTTTGTGGCGCTCCCGGGTGATACTCTTGCGGCACGGTTTCTTTATAATTCGGCCGGTTTCAGTTATAAAAAACCGCGTTTTTAAGAATGTAAACCCGTGTTTTAGGTCTACGATCCGGGTTTTCTTCTCGTTGACAATAATGCCGAGAGAGGCATAAATCTCCCGGAGTTTTTCGAGACATTCCTCGAGATATTTAATATCTGGGTGTATGAGATAGGTGTCGTCTGCAAATCTGCCGTAGCCTTTGATCCTCAGCACTTCCTTCGCGTAGTGGTCGGCTTTATTTGGTAAAATTACCGCATTAAGCTGGCTTGTCTCGCTGCCGAGCCCGATCCCTATGTCTCCAAAAGCAGAAATAAAACTTTTTCCCAGCGATATGATCCTCGGATCGGTGAATTGCTGGTCGTAAATTTCAAAAAGCGCCTCGTGTTGAGCATTTGCAAAATAGTCGGAAAAGTCAATCAGTAAAATGCCGCCTTCACGCCCGTATTTCCTGAAATGCCGGCGCAAGTGAGTCGAGATCCTCCTGAGAGCGAAGTGCGTCCCTTTGCCTTTCTGGCTGGCACCGTTATCATAAATCAGGCAGCGTGTGAAGGTCGGGTATAGCACATTGGTACAAAATGACTTTTGCACGACGCGCTCGGAAAAGTGCACGCTTTTGATGTGTCGCAGCTTGCCGCGTTCGCATATATCAAAACAGATAAAACCGCGGCGTATATCTTTTCCGGCAAGCAAGTCGCTCCTTGTTGCCGAGATATTAAAAAGCAGCAAAGAGTTGTATCTCTGGACGCTCGCTTTCCACGAAACGCCTCGAGTTGCTTCTTTTGCTGCTTCATACAAAGAGTCGAGCGAGGCCACCTTCTCAAAATCATCATATTGCCCGATTTTGGCCGCCCGTTTGGCTGCTCTGGCCGCTTTTCTTCTTTGGTATCGTTGTTCTCGTCTTTCTTCACTTGTCACGGCTATTCTCATTTCTATAAAATTTTTACCCAGCACGGCGATCTTGCGTTTGTTAGCCGCATAGCGCAACGGGTATGAAACGCGGAGGACTCGCAAAAACTCCGCGCCATGCAAGCAGCGTCCACCCGGCGACGTCTGGGCTCTTATTTACGCCTTACGGCGAGGGTTATCTGCTCCTTCCTTCCACATGGGCGCTGGTTTCGTTTCCTACTCCGTCTGGCTCTTAGGTGGAATCAGACCGGCACGTGGAGCTCGTTGCTCGCGTTGTTCCAGTTGTTCGAGTTGCCGTTGTTGTTCACATTCACGCAGTTAGTAGAGGAGCCGCTCGTCACGGACGCCAGCCACCAGTTGCAACGGCCGCATAAAAACTAAACAGCAGATAACCCGAGGCGTTTATTTGCCTCTTATTTTCTCATTTTTCCTCCAGCCTTTCAGGTCGTCGATCTCTGTCTTTAACAGTTCGACAATATCCTCGAGGCTGCTCGCAGTAGCAGAGGGCACACACCTGACAAGGCGGGCGAGCTTTCTTTGTAACTGGTAGCCGTTGTTTATGGCTCGTTGCTCGTAGGCCCTCCGCGCCTCCAATTCTTTGTCGGTTGTGGCATAAATTGAGTTTGCGGCGATCACGTTGTCGTTGAGTTCGTCAACTTTCGCAATAATATCCTGCCCGATCATATAGCGCCACTTTTTAGGGACGCGCGTCTGATCCATGATATAGAGCGTTATTTCGTCCTGCAGCTTCTCAGCATTTGCCACAACGTCAAATTTTGTCTTTTTACGGTTTCGGTTGTATACGTTACTCATTCTCTGCCTCCACATTAACCGGCTACACGGGGTAGCCGGATTTTATAAAATTATTCCTCGGCCTATGCCTCGTCAATTCGGAAGCAGACCGGCACGTGGAGCTCGTTGCTCGCGGTGTTCCAGTAGATCGAGTAGCCGCCGTAGTTCACACCCACGCAGTTAGTAGAGGAGCCGCTCGTCACGGACGCCAGCCACCAGTTGCAACGGCCGCCGCCGTTTCCGGCGCCTTTGATACGGTGTTTATAACTGTTTGCAAAAATAGGATATTGCAACGCCTGACCTTCGCTCCAGCCTTTTGTCCCCCAGATAACAGAGCCGAAAACTTCGTACTCAGTAGGAACCCAAAGAGGACCGAGATCCTGCCAACTCCATGAAGTGCCGTCCGTCAATGCGCCGCTTGCGCTGTATCTGGACTCCATGAGCATACGCTTGTTGCTGATTACCGACTTGACTGCGTCTGGAAGGTAGCCGTAGAGGGTTGTGTTAAGGAATGAATACAACGTACTTACCATATACGGCGAAGCGTTTGTGCTGTCTCCGTTGTTGGTGTTTGTTTCGTTCCATTTTGTAACCGCACTAAAGCAATCCTTACTAATAAAGTCGATGTGGTGGCTGAGCTGCTGATCGGTTGTGCGGTAGTAGCTGTCAATGCCGGCAACCTGCATTTTAACCGTTTCGCCGTTCATTGTGATCGGGATATAGTCAGCCACATGTATGCCGGTGAAGTTGTGCGCCTTGATCCTTGCCTTGATCCACGCCCATGCGTCTGTATACTTGGCAATTTCCAGAGCAAAAACGGACGTCAAATCTCTGCCGGCGTAAATACGATCGTTTTCTTCCATTGCGCGAGCGAGCTCCTCGTTTGTTGCTTCGAGGTCCTCAGCAAGAGCGGCAGCTCCGGTGTTTGCCTGAATAGTAACTTCCAGAGCATTGTCAACCGTTGCAAAATATTCCTGCGTAATGGTCGAAGGTGTCAATCCGTTATATGGTGGCAAATAGTCGGCCACGTTTGCGATCGCGATAGAATAGAGCACCGGCGCAGCGCCCGGGTGCAATTCGTCCATTGCATAAATGCCGACTTCATTCACATAATAACCGGTTGTGAGCTCTGCATTTGATACCAGAGCCACCAACTTGACGCATGTGTCTGACGCCATCGTGATTGTAGAGAACGGAAACTCCTGCTTTTGAGCTTTCAGACTTTTGCGCGCCTGAAGGCTGCCTCTGGTTTTTTCCGACTCCGTATATGTACCGGAACCAGTAACCAGCTTTGTGAATTTGAGTTTTGCGGTACCGGCGGTTGTCGCTGCCAAAAGCTCAGCGCCGGCGCTTGTCATAATAGCATTGTTAAAATCTGCCATGATGTTGTCACTCCTCCTTTATGGTGTTTTTGGTGTAATATACTTGCGAAACTCCCGCGCCTAAAGTAAAGCCGTGAGTTTGTGCCTCTGTGAAGCTCTCGACTGCTGCCGAGCGGATCCTGCTGCCTCCCGCTGCGGTACCAGCGTTTGCCGTCGCGCTTGCGGTGTATGCAAGTGCAAAATGATCCTGAATAGTGTTTTTGCTGCTATACGAACCTTTGCCAGCTCCAGCGTGCTGATCTGAATATGCTCGCCTCAATTCGTGGAAATGGTCTAAAATCACGCATTTGGCAAAGGATAGCTGCGCCGTCCCTGCGTGCATGTTCTGGTCGATCGTTCTTGTGACTTCTATCATTTCAACGTGAGAGCGTGCGCTTTTTACCTTGTCGATCATACTCAAAAAGTAGGCCATGCCGTCTTTTGTAAGCGTTGCGCTGGTTCTAATCTTGAACCAGTACGGATCGCCGCCATATTCAAACCACTCCGTAACTTTTCCCATTCCGAAGGCTGCCGTGACGAGCTCCTCAACGGCCCATTTTGTGCCGCGCTTCTCGTGTATACGGTAGCAGGTTTTAATAACGGCGCGCTTTTGCTCAAGGGTAAAAGCAGAGTCCCACCAATCAATATTAAACTCCCACGCCATTTCATCGAGTTGGGCGTGGTTCATATTGTCGATTTGGTCCCATTTTCTCAAAATCCTCGAGCGCTTGGCAGGCTCCGCAAGCAATGAGTCCATTGCGTGCGAAAGAGCCACATTTGCCTCGTCATTTCTCATAAACTGAGGCAGGAGCTTGAGCATGTTCGGGTTGTCTATTGTCATTCTTCCCATGCTTAGCCCTCCACTTCATGCGATACCTTCAGCGTGCCGGAAAACTTTGCGACAGTTGTGTGGTCCAACTTTGTGTATGCCGGACTCGTGATAACTACGCGATCGGCTCCGGTCAAGTGATTGCCTTCGCTATCCTCCGGGCACAAAATGAGCTTTCTTAAATAGTCCGGGTTAATATCCCGATCCAGACTGCTACCTTGCCAGTAGATATACTGATCTATTGCGCCGCCTTCGCCCTCGATATTCTGGACGACTGCGGTCTCGTTGGCTGCTGTGGTGTAATATGTCAGCTCAATATCATAGGTTTGCGTTGTTGGTGCTGAGACTTCTACCTTGTCAGTAAGCGGCCGAACGTCGTCGGCGCTACATGCAGCCAGCACCTTGTCGAGCACGTCCTGATCCGGTATTTCGCCGCCGTACAATATCGGGGTAATAACAACAACCCCGGGCGTTGGCGAGTCCACATAAGCGTCGGCCACGGTCGCGTCTGCTGATATTGCGAAGTATTTATATGAATTTTTCGGGCCGGCTGTCGATCTGCTTGCAGGAGAGAGCCGGATCCTCTGTCTTAGATCCTCGTCGCTTTCCACGTCGCCGCCGCCACTTGTTATTAAAGTGTTAGAGACTCCGTCGATGTATGCAATAAGATCAACCAACACATTGATCTCGCCGACTGGTATGTCGTTATAATTGCTGCCGCCTTCTGTGCTTTCCACTTCAACGTCAATATATAACGATCCAGCCTGCAGCACGGCGGTCTCGGTAGTTGCAAAATATCGGGAATAGTCCGACGTAACTCTGGTGCCTTTGGCGATTATGATATTTTGCGCCACCGCTTCTTTGAGAGAAAAGCGGACCGTTGTTGTTGCCGGCATTGCCTCAATTCGATACACTCCTGCAAATTCTCCCAGAGCGTCCAAAACCTCGCCTCGTGCATAACGCAGAGTCGCCTGCTTTGCTGAGTCGTTCATCGTAGAATATAGGGCCAACGTCAAAGAGGCCAGCGCTTCGCCGAAAATTCGGCGCTCGTCTCCGGGGTATAATTCCTCGGTGACGCCATTCTCCAGCACATACATGATAAAGTCGTAAATCTGCCCGGCGTCGGTTTCTATAAACTGCAATTCGCTGGTGTTACTCATTGTCCTCCTCCTCTCTGAGTTTTATTTGTGTTATTGTCGAAAAATCGCCGAGTTGAGCGTCTGGAGCATTGAAATCAATGCCTTCGACTTCCACACGCGGCTCGTATGTGTCGAG